CGAGCGCCTAAAATCAATGATTTGTGCATAGGTTAAATTTCTCCTTAATTTCTTTCTTGCGCTTGTCCAGCGCTTCACGATTGGCACGCTGTTGACTTTCAAAGTCTTTCTGCCGTGCAGCAATTTCCGTTTGCGGATAGGCTGGGAAAGTACATGGACTCACTTCAAAGATTTCTAGTTCTAGGATAGTGTCCAGATACGAACCATCTGCTTGCTCTTCCGTATTGATTTTGATTGGGATGAAACCAAAGCTACATCCAATCACATCGCCACGCTGAACACGAGCATAGGCCCCAACAGCTTGCGGATCTTCTTTGTTGATGATAATATCCCCGTAAAGTCCGATTTCATCAACTCCCAAAATGACCGTTCCATTACCAGTCCGACCAAGCACCAAACTATCATCATGGTTGAATAATGCCCTGATGTCAGCTCCTTTGATGGCTTTTTCAACACCCTCACGCTTGATTACCTCAAAGTAGCCTGGCCATAATTCAGTAACTTCATCAAACTTGATAAAGTACCCACTCAAAATCAAATCACCGCTGTCAGCTTCTTCTCGTGTTTGAAATTGAGTGGGCATATAAGCCTTACGTTTCTGCATCAGTATTTCCTCCTTCCTTATTTAATTTGCTCTGATTGCCTAGCTCGCCTTGTGGCAAATAGTTTTCAAGAACAATGATTTCATCCATTTCAGGATCAGGAGTCATTCCAACCCAATCACGCCACTCATTCCTACGCATAGCAGCATTACTAGTCATCTGCCTTGCGACAGTAGATAGCTCTGTAATGTCATAAGAGTAAAGCGATCGTGGGTTGAACTTGAAGTAACGATTACTTGAAATAAGTAAATCTCTTGTAAGAGTCTGTGTGATTGTTGTAGCAATACTCATGACTGTAGTATTTACAAAATTGTTGTATTCAACCTTGTCGAATTTTCCAACTCCCAAAATAAAAGCTGGAACTCCCAAAAGTCCAGCAACTGTTTTTTTGTCAATTTCAACAGATTCATTGATAGCGATATCTTTTAAACTTAATGGCTTGACCTGTTCGACACTCAACAAAGCATCAGGAATAATCCACGGCTCACCTGCCTGACTTGTTGTTAAGTATTTCTTAGCGACCTTGTCTCGCCCCTCTTGCGTGCCCAATTCTCCACTCGAAGAATCAACCTTAACAATCAAGCTAGGAACGTTCTTGCCATTCATAAAGCCTTTTTTGATTTGAGTTGCAAGGTTTAAATTCCTAACAATATCTCTCAGAGCAAGCCTATATCCAGTCCCTACAAATGGATTGTCTGGATCTGGGTTGATTACAAAGTGCACGATTTCGCTTGGGTTGTAGTCGATACCACGATAATTCACGATATAACCAACATCATCACTCTTGAACGATACTTCACTCATAGAGAATGGTCTCAGGTTCAAAATGTAATCATTCACAGGATCATACTCAACATGAAGAACTGAGTTTCCATCACCAAATAACAACAGGTCACGCACAATCTTGAAAATCCAAGTTTTGCGAGTCATGTTGTCGCATGGATTCACATCAATCTTGCGAGCCAGTCCGTCTTTTATTCGGATATCGCCTTTATCGGTATTCTCCATCAAGTGAATAGTCATGTTCGATACCATGTCAGCAATCTTATTGACCGCAGCAATCACATCAGGATTTCGAGCCAAAGGCACATAGCTATCACCGTCAATATAAAGCCCAAAATCTGAATGAGTGATAACATTCGTTCCGCTTCGACTCTTACCACGTTTCAAAAACCTATCTAAAAGCCCCATCTTTACTCACCTCCTTTCTAGCGAAAAGTATTTTGAAAAAGTGAATCAAAGTGTTTGTTTCTTACTATATTCTGACTGACATCAACTATTTGTTTATCCCAGTTAACTGTTTCAGCCCTCAAATCTTTCGTATAGCTTTGACGAACGATTACTTCTTCACCGTTTAAAATTACTTTAACTCGCCCTTTATTAATTAGCACATTAATTTCATGTTCTGATAAAACTATTTCATTCATAAGTCACCTAATCAAAGTAGCTCATTACATCGCTATTCTTACCAAGATTGGCAAGAGCCTGAATACAAGCAAAAACACTGGCATCAAACAAGTCAATTCTTGCAGTACCACCGTCACCGTCTAATTTTTCATATTGAACAGCGTCATCTACCTTTTCAATCGCCCTAACATTGCTTACACAGTATTCGTAAGCATCAGAGTGAAGATAGTAAAACTCTTTATTCTTAACTTTAAACTCAATCCGTCTGAATCCCTCTGATTTCAAGTAGAATAGCTGAGGTTGGTCAATCATCTTGAACTTAGCCTTTTTCATCTTGGTAAAGAACTCACGACCGAACTTCCTATCCATTCCAACTTTTGAAATATTAAACCCTGTCTCCCTCATCTTGATGAACCATTTTACAATATCATCATAGAGTACAGTCGGAGTATTGCTCATAGTCAGCCATCCATCCGACTGCCAACCAAAAAGTGGAATCCCGTCATCGTTAGCTTTCTTCTGGGCATTGACACGAGGGAAGAAAGCGTGTGTGATACAGATATCAACATCTTTCTCACCATCATGATAGACACCATAAAGAGCAGCAGCGGTCAAGTCATGCAACCTTGATAAGTCAGCTCCACCATACCACTGGATAGGCAAGCGTGCCAGTTCTTCCAAGGTCCAATCGTAACGACTGTCTGAAGCAATGAATTCATCAGGATTGAAATAAGCGTTCATTGAGTTAGTGAAGACATTCAAAGTCTTGTTAAAGAACTCATTTCTTGTCTGTGGATCGTTCATAGCCTGCTCAGCTTCTTCTCTCAGAGCTTTGAGCGATACCGTTACACCCCATGAAGGATTGGCTTTTTTAAGAACATTCTCGTCCAGGTAATCGCCCACGTCTCCATCAGTCGTCTGGTCAGCTTTGCAGATAAACATGAACAAGGAATCATCCTTGACCAATTGCTTAAGGACCTTTTGACAGTATTTCAAACGGTTAGCAAGGAAACCCATAGGAATATCACCGGCCGTAGAGATAACAAAAAGCATACTGTTTCGGTATGCTGACATTGTTTTCTTCATAAGACCGTACTTCTTGCTGTTTCTCATCGTGTGAGCTTCGTCTAGGATAATTACGTTACCGTTCAATGAGTCCAAACGGCTTTCATCATTGGCCAGCGCCTGAATGAAGAATGAACCCTCATTACCAAAATTTGCAGTGATTGAGTGTTCCTGGTTATTATCCTTGATACGAATGTTCTTGTCATTCCATCGCTCTACATTGAATTTTAAAAATCCAAAAGCTTCCATCGCTTGCTTAACTGAGTTGGCCACGATGTAGCATTTTGAACCGCTATCTGTGTCTAATATCTGATAAGCAAGAGCGATTGCAGCAGTAAATGAGGTTTTTCCATTCTTCCGAGCAAGCATGATAAGCGCTTCTTTGAACCTGCGCTCATTTGACCCCTTGTAGTAAAATCCAAACAGGTTCACAACCACAAAGTGTTGCCATGGTTGTAAAAGTAATGGCTTGTTACGGATAGACACCGCAAACATATCATCACCCTGCTGATGGACTATCGTATTCTCGATGAAGTGAACAACAAAATCAACGATTTCCTCATCCATTTCAAACTCAGGATTGTCAAGATCACGAATGAACCTTTCAGCTGCAAGAATGTTCTCCTCGCAATGTTCCTCTCTGTGAGATATGACGTGCTGAGCATACTCTTTCGCTTTGCCAAGATTACCCATTGCCAGTCACTCGCTTCTTCTTGATTTCGTTCTTGAACTTCAGGACCTCAGTAAGAACTGAATCACCTTCTTGTTCTACTACCTCACCGAGCGACTTAGGATTCATCATCAACTGATTAGAGTAGCTGAGAATGTCTTTCCTCAAAATTTCCATCGCTGTCAAGATTGGAACTTTGCGCTCATTCTCTGCACCAGCCTTATTGACGTAAGTATCTGTTACTGGATATCCCATGTCAGCATAATCTTGAGCAAGTTTCTGATACTGGTATAACATACCTGCAAAAATGTCAATGATCATTTCGAACTCTTTCCGATAAGTGCCCAAGTCTTTCATCTGCTTGACCACTTTTGACTTAATCGACTTTGCTGTAATTGGTTTAGCCAAAAACTACCTCCTTTCGTCAAAATCGCTTAGTTTTTACCCCCTTTTTGTTTGAAGGCCCCCGACTTGGAAAAAGTTCCCTTCACCGGTACCCTACTGGTCAAAATGATTTTTCAAAAAGAGGGGGGACTAAAAATTTTCATTTTTCATTTTTGAAAAAATTTAAAAATTCTTTTTTTCTTTTTTTCTGCCAATACAGTCCTTGATTGATTACTCTATCGTTCACTCTATCGTGAAACGTATTGTGTTTCTTATTCGTCAACGGCAAACAATTCCATTCAACGAATTCAAGTTCAGGATATTCAGATACAGGAAAGATATGGTGAACCATTTCTGCTTGAACAGAAATTCCGTAACGCAAACTTTCTTGGCAAAGATAATCATGCTTACGCATTATCCTATCACGGAACTTATCCCACTTCTTAGATTTCAAGGATGGTCTGATAGGTTTGTTATACATCTCAAACCTCCTTTCTCAATGCTAAAAGGGACAGGCCTTTGACCTATC